TTATCAGTTTAGTGAATAACGGGCCTTGTGCAAATAACAATTGTGATACCCTTTCTCAGGTATGTTATTGTTTTATTGTAGATTACACAACTACAGGCACTGTTTCATACATTGACTGTTCTGGAAAAGAACAGGAGTATAATGTGCTATCTGCTCCTGGATCTTTTTCAGCATGCATGAGTTCTGAAGGCCCCACTTATGATGGAATGCATACTATAATATTTAAGGGAGTATGTAATGCACCTGGAAGTCCTTGTCAAAGATAATTTTCAAAGTAAATAATAAACAGACCATAGATGAACAAGACAATTAAAGTAAAAAATGCAGATGTAATAAGCATGATTATTCCTGCATATGTACAAATGAAAAGAAGTTTACTTCCTACCAGAGTAATGTACAAGGTTATTAAAACTATTGATCCTTTAATTAAAGCCGGAGAGGAATATGATAAGCTCAGGTTTTCTATTCTTAATGCTAAGTGCATAAAAGATGAAAATGGAAGCCCTGTGTTTGACGAAAACAATAATTACAAGTTTGAATCTGAAGAGATTACAAATGATGTTTATACTGTATTAGGAGAAATTCTTAATGAAGAAGCAGAAGTAACTGTTTATCCTATACAGTTTAATGACATTGCAGATATTGTTTTAGATGCTAACACTCTTGAATGCTTAATTAAAAATGAATTAATAACAGAATAAGATGACACAGATAAAAAAGATCAAGATTAAGAATATAGAAATCCTTACAGATTTAATGCCTACTCTTAATGAATTAAAGTCTATTAAGATGCCAGGCAAGGTTGTTCTGAAGATTGTTAAATCAATTAATGCTCTTTTGGAGCAAATGAACAGCTATGATGAACTTCGTCGTGAGGTACTTAACAAGTACGCTGAAAAAGATGACAATGGAGATGTACTTACTGAAATTGTTAATAACACATTGGTTTACAAATTTCAGGATGAAGAAGCAAAGAAAAAAGCTGAAGAAGAAGTTATGTCGGTAATGAATGAAGAGATTGAAGTATTAGTTTGTGAGATTTACGATAGTGAAATAGAAGAGATAGAAGGTATCACACCGGAAGTTGTGGCTCGATTGTTTAAATGGGAACTTATAAAAACAACTGAAAATGTTCAAAGTATCTAAATCACGCTGGAATCCAGCATCTGTCTGGAAAACATGGAATACTTGCTGTGTTATTAGTCCTTCTACACCTGATTGCTGTGTAGAAAAAACATTGCGAACTCAAAAGCCTAATGGCGGAGGTGTTTTAGGATTCGGAAGTCCAACATTTAATCGTTCACAGAACGCTAATGTTGGCACTAATTATGGATCACCTATTATAGCTGAGTGATATGTTTCTGCAAGTTAACGCAAATGACATTCTTTTCAGAACCACTGATGTAATTATGATATGTGGGGGTCTTATATCTTTAGTAGGTGCTTACTTCTATATGAAGGGAAACATTGAAAAGGTAAAAGCAAATTTTGATGTTCTTGAGGACGGTCAGAAAAAGCTTATAAAAGACATGGAAAGAGAACATACTATTATCAATTCAAGGATTGACGATACGATTAAAAACCATAATGACTTGCGTGAAAGCCTGCATTCTTCATTACAGAAAAATTTCCAAGAGGTAAATAATCTAAGGGTAGATATTCAGAAAATGGAAACCCGACTATTGGAAAAGCTTATAGAAATTAAAGGAAAATAATGAAACACATTAAAAGACAAGACGGATCAATAGAGTTTGAAAACGGAGCAGTTTTCTCTGAAGATGATCAGTATCAGATGTCCAGATTAAGACAAGAGGTTAAAGATAAAGAAAAATTCAATCAGTTTTTTAATTCAATATGTAAATTAAAAAATGGATTTGATTGTAATGTAGGTATTATTACAAAAGTTGATGAAAGCAAGTAATGTTTATTAATACTCAATATTTCTCTCCCGTATTTAATGAGGGCTTATGCCGTGCTCATCCACGTTCCTATGAGTATAAGGAATGGTGGGAAGAGCAACGTAAGCGTTGTATTGAGGGTTATGATGTAGGGGGTATTCGCATTACTGGTGATCATTATTTCTATCTTAATTTTTGGAAGATAAGAGGTGTAGACAAAAAGACTGGCCGAAAGGATCTTATTACACCACGCTTTCTTGATATGGACTATGAATTTTTCCATGAAGTAGAGAAAGCACGAAATGCCGGAAAGAATTTATGTGTTGCCAAGCGTCGTCAGGTAGGTTTTTCTGAAAAGACCGCATCATTAGTAGGTAAAGAGTTTACTTTCTTTCCTCATTCACAAAGTTTAATACTTGCTGGTGAAGAAAAGTATTCAAATGCTACTATGAGAATGGTTCTTAGAGGTTTAACATCTCTTAAAGACACTGAATTTTTCAAAAGAAGATTGCCTGATGGTCTTGACTATGTTCAAGCTTCTTATAAGGTTATAGAAAACGGACATGCCATTAAAAAAGGAACAATGTCTGAAATATATAACATCACTTGTAAGAATAATCCACAGGCTACTGTAGGTAAGTCTCCGAGCTTTGTATTATTTGAAGAATCGGGAAAATTTCCAGGTATTATATCTACATATAGATATTTACAGCCTTCTATGGAGGCTAACTTTGTAAAGACAGGCTTTGCTATTATGATTGGAACCGGAGGTGAAATGGCTTCTGGTGCTGATGAGTTTGAAGAGATCTTTTATAAACCTGAAACATATGATATGATGTCATATGATAATTCATGGGGTGAAGGATTTTCAGATACAAAGGTTTGTTATTTTGTTCCAGGATGGAAATATGCTGTTATTGATGAAGATGGTAATTCAAAGAAAGAAGAAAGCATTGATTACATTTTAAAGAACAGAGAAAAGGCAAAACAAAGTAAGGATCCTTCTAACTGGATTCAGGTAATTACACAAATGCCACTTACACCTGAAGAATGCTTCATGCGTACAGGCGGTAATATGTTTGATATTGGAAGATTAAATTCAAGACTAGCTCAAATTAGAAATAATCGTGAGCTTTTAAATAAAGCACAAAAGGGCGATCTTGAGTGGATTCGTGACACTCTGGGAAAAATCGTTGGGATAGAATGGATAGCTAATCAGGTAACTGGCAAGTTCATTATATATGAGCATCCTGAAAAAGATCCATCAGGTAATGTTTATTTAAACCTTTATAAAGCGGCAACGGATTCGTATGATAAAGATGAGGCAAACACTTCTTCATCTAAGGGTTCTTGTCAGGTTTTTAAAACATTCAAGGACGTAAACTCAACATCCAGAAAATTTATTGCACGCATCACGGATCGCCCTAAAAAAGCTGATGACTTCTATGAAATGACAGCGAAGTTGTCGTATTATTATATGGCTCCGAATCTTATTGAGTGGAGTAATATTGGTATATTCAAATGGTATGAGCAAAACAATCTTTCTCATTTTTTAAAAGAAAGACCTCGTGTGGCTTATGCTAACGTAAAAGATTCTAAAGTAAATAATAAATGGGGTATTGACCCAAGTACAAAACAATACTGGCTTGTAAGGTATAGAGAATACATTAAAGAGAACGTAGAGAAGATGGATGATATAGATCAAATTATAGCAGCCATTAACTTTAGAGATGAAAAAGGATATAACTGCGATATAACTATTTCTTCTGCTTTATGCATTGTTCATGAAGAAGACGATTTAAATATTCAGGTTAAAGCCAAGACAGAAAAAAAGATGGAGTTCTTTCATTACAAGACAAGTAATAATGGTTCAATGAGTATAAATTTTAACTGATATGCCACTACCTAATCAATTAATTCCTGATTCCCAAAAAGATATTGAATGGTGTAAGTTGAACGTCAGGAGTATTACCACTATGGTTGGTAGCACTTATCTGCGTAAGATGAAGGATAAGTTTTGTTATGATATTTACCATGGTATATTTAACGAAGCTGATTATGATTATTTGCGTAAAGTAGACAAATATGAGTATCCGGCTAAAATCAGATTTATACCTCTTCTTCGCCCAAAAGCAGATCTTTTAAAGTCTCAGGAGACACAACGTCCTTTTAACTTTAGAGTATTTACTGTAGACCAAATTAATGTTCAGAAAAAAGCTGACCTTAAAACAAAAGCATATTTAGATATCATAAAGCAAAAGATTTTTGCTAAATCTGAAATGATATCTACTGCTAAACGTCAATTAGAAAAGGCTCAAGCTCAAATTATGGGTGTACGTCAACAGGCGGCACAACAACAGGTACAGTTAACTCCTGAGCAGGAAATGGCTTTAGAAGCTGCGGAATCTCAGCTTAAACTTGCAATGAGTCCATTAGATAGTGCTTCTCTTATAACTAATGAGGAGATGCAAAAAATTGAAATGTATTATAATTATACATTTCAGGACTTTATTGAAATTATAGCAGAAAAATCTCTTAAATACATGATATACAAGCATCGTATCAGAGATTTGTTTCAGCATGGATTTGAAGATAAAATATGTGTAGATAAAGAATATTATTATGTTCATTATCATCCAGGCGACAAAGATCCATTGGTAAGACGTGTAAATCCACTTAACTTTTATTATTCTAATGATGAAGAAGCTGAGTGGGTAGGTGATTGCGAGTGGGCTATGGAAGAGCGATGGATGACTATTCCTCAGATTATTGATGAATTTAAAGTTGAACTCAAAACTGAAGAATTGCAGAAACTTAGAAATAAGCAGTTTGCTTTCTATGATTCTGGCAGGTTTGCTTATTATCCTAATACATATCAGTTTGGTGTACCTGCTGATTACAATACGGATAATTGCAATAACAACTCTCTTTACGCTGGTACTTTAGATTTGTCAAACAAAATCAGGGTATGTTATTGCGTTTGGAAATCTACAAGAGAGCTTAAATTCAAGAAGTCAAAAAACAAATACATTGAAGATCTTAAATATACTCATTGGATGAATGATGGCGATAAGGCACGTTCTGAAGATGAAGTAGAAGCTAAGTATGTTAATGATATTTGGGAAGGTGTGCTTATTGATCAGGACATTTTTGTAAGGATGCAAAAGATGCCTTATCAGTTAAGAAGTATTGATGACTATGGACGTGTAGAGCTTCCTTATGTAGGTATTGCACATAATAGCTTAAATAAAAAGCCATATTCTCTTATTTGGGCTGCTAAAGACATTCAAATTCTTTATAACCTGATTCATTATCATAAAGAACTTTGGATGGCATTGTCTGGTGTAAGAGGTTTTATTATGGATAAATCTCAGCTTCCTGACGGAATGAGTATGCAGGAATGGTTGTATCAACGTAAGCTTGGTATTGGATGGATTCAGACAGTACGAGAAGGATTAGGTCGTCAACCTTCATATAATCAGTTCCAAAACTTTGACGATACTGTTTCTCCGGCAATTCAATATCTTACTATGATGCTTAATCATTTAGAGGAATTGGCTGGTCAGATTATGGGTGTTTCAAGACACCGTGTAGGTTCTATTACATCAAATGATTTAAAAGGAACTACAGAAGCGTCTATTACCCAAAGCTCTTTAATTACAGAAATTATCTTTTATCAGCACGACCAAGCTAAACGTAAAGTTTTAGAACGCTTAATTAATTTGTGTCGTATAGCATGGAAAAAAGGTAAAAGAGGTCAATATGTTTTAGGACAAATGGCTCAAGAAATACTTGATGTTCCAGCAGAAACTATCAATAGTGCTGATTATGAAGTATTTATGTCTGACAATGGCAA